AGTGCCGTTACTCTCAACTCCAAGCTCCGACAGCTCGGCGTGCAGTTCTACCAATCGGGGCAGTGGATGTTGACGGCGAAGTATCAGGGCAAAGGGTATACCGATATGCGTATAGCAAAGTATGTTGATAGCCGTACCGACGAGGTGAAGACCTCGCAGTCGCTTGTATGGACGGAGCGAGGACGGCTATTTATCAGTACGTTAAGCAAGGAGGGTAAAATTTAAATTACGAATTACGAACTACGAATTAAAAGAGAACGATGTATAGCGATAAAAATTTTTGGACTTTGCAGAACTCCTATCAGTTAGGCGTTACCGAGATTGCACTCTATTTCTACTTGGTGGAAGTAAGCAACGTGTGTGGCTGGATTGGTACGTTCAAGCGGAGCAATTCAAAAATTTGTGCAGACCTTAGTATTTCTTTTAGAACGTTGCAATCGGCGAGAGACAGGCTTAAACAAATTGGCATATTGGATTTTAAAACCAGAAACGGCGACGCTAATGTTACCTACACCTTTGCAAATTTTGCAAAGGTTAGTGCAAAGGTTGGTGCAGAGGTTAGTGCAAAGGTTGGTGTAGAGGTTAGTGCAGAGATAATAAAGAACAAGAACAAAGTTAAAAAAGATACTACTAACGTAGTATCCAAAAAAGCGACAAAGCCGCTTTTTTCGCTCGACTTTATCAACGATGAAAAATTCAAAAAATTGTTTGAGGAGTGGCTCGACTACAAACGACGAGTAAAACACAACAGCTACAAAGACCAAAAGCAGATAGAGCTTGCGTACCGCAAGATGTATGAGCTTGGCAGTGGCGACATCGAAACGTGTCGGGCAATTGTCGAGCAATCGATAGCGAACAATTGGCAGGGTCTTTTCGAACTGAAAACACAATCGTTTAACAATCAAAAAACTACGGTAAAAAATGAACAGAACAAGCAAAGTGGAGCTGCTCTCGGACGTGTTGCGACAAGCGACCAACACAGAGCCATCTCGCTATAACGAACAGGAAGAGCAGGCGTATACTTGGCGTAATCTCGGCAGAAAGACGCTCGAGATACTGTACGGCTACCTGAAAGAAAGAGGCGAGCGGATAATATGGGACGACTGCACGCGGAAGCTGATAGAGTACTTGACGCGGTGGTACTGCGGAGATACCGAAGGAGTAACCGACGAGATACGGATACACAAAGGTTGGCTGATACGTGGCTCTGTAGGAGTGGGTAAATCGAAGTTGCTGACATCATTCTGCAGAGCGGTAAATGCCGACTTCTACGAAGATATAAAGCGGAGACAAGCACCGGCGATAAGGCTTGTGCATAGCTTCGACGTGCAGACGGCATACATTGAGCAGAATACGGCAACAATAGAGGCACTGAAAAGTATCGATATACTCGTAATCGACGACGTGGGAGTGGAAAACTCGGAAGTGCTTTACTACGGTAATCGTCTTTGTCCGTTCGTCGACCTATACGACAAGCGGTATCGCTCAGACTTGCGGACTATACTCATAACGAATCTACTACCAAAGTCGGACGACGACAAAGAGGTAACGCTTAGGTCGAAGTATGGCGAACGTATCTACGACCGCATACGTGAATGCTGTAATGACTTTGTTTTCGAGGGGGAGAGTAAACGAAAATGAGAGTTCTTATAACCCACGAGGAAAGTCAGGTGGTTACAACTGCTTTTTTGCGGGCAGGACACGACGCATATAGCTGTGATTTGTTGCCGACAAGTGGGGCGTATCCCGAAAGACACATTCAAATGGATTGTTTCGAGGCTATACAGACAGTAAAGCCCGATTTTTTAGGAATGCACCCTGAATGTACTCGGCTAACAGTTGCCGCAAACAAGTATTATCTGCCGGAGTATACGGAACGATTTCCAAACATACACCAAGAGAGAGAAGAGGCTATTAGACACTTTTTGCGGTGCGTTGAGGCGTTGGTGGCTGTTGGTTGTGGTTATATCGAAAATCCTATCGGAATAATGAGCCGCCTTTACAGAAAGCCAAACCAGATTATACAGCCGTATCAATTTGGGAACACAGAGAGAAAAAGTACTTGTTTGTGGTTGTTTGGATTGCCAAATTTAGAGCCGACAAAAATAGTTGTTCCTGATATTATACGACATAAGAGCGGTAAAACAGATAGCCGATTACATTATGAGACGTTGAAGTTGCCACGAGAAGAGCGGCGGCGGTTACGCTCGAGGACTTTCACGGGCATCGCGGAAGCGATGGCGATGCAGTGGGGTAAGAATTGAGTATTAACGATTAAAAAAATAGAAAAAATTATGCAGAAGATTATGTTTAATGACAGGTATATGCTAACGGATTTAGTACTGTCTGGAAAGAAGACACAAACCAGAGTCTTGATTAAAACCAAAGATGAATTTCTTGATGGTGAATTTAATTGGGATTCTGCAGGCACGATGATAACATTCTGTAAAAATGGAAAAGAATTCATCGATATAAAATCACCGTATTATTACGGAGAAGAAGTGGTTGTTGCACAAAAACATAAAAAGGCGGGTAAAAATAACACACATGATACCCCCAATACAATCACAATAACTGACATACGATTTGAAAGATTGCAGGATATAAGTGATGAGGATTGCTTGGCGGAAGGGATAGAAAAAATGATTGTTGGATGTGAGTATTATTGCTATTCTTTTCTTTCCCCCAATCCCAATAAAATATGGGAAGATTTCAAGTCGCCTCGCCAAGCTTTTGCCGCCCTAATCGACAAAATTAACGGCAAAGGCACTTGGGCGAGCAATCCATACGTGTGGGTGTATGATTTTGAATTGGTAAAATGATTAAGAAAAAAAATGATACAAGCAGATTCGAAAAACTTCCAATTGAGTAGACTAATGTCTGATGTTTATCACACATTATTCGCCCTTCAAGAAAAATACATAAGAATGATAAGTACCTATAAAATCGAAACTACAAATAGAGATTTATTTGGAATTAAGCTATATGCCGTTCATATAGATGATGATTTAGAGGTCAGGATGTCAGGAGGTTATATTTTTGTGTCTTTGTGGGGATTTAGTGGTTATTCGAAATTTCCACAGCATTTATTAGATGCCCCAGAAAGTGAATTAGACCTATATGTCGCAAACCTTTATAGAGTAGATTTACAGGTAAAAACGGGTGATATTTTTCAAAACATATTGAGACAAATGAATCCAGATAATAGTAATATTCAGGAATAGTATGGAGCAGTATTTTATAAGTAGCGTTTTGACATACAATACTTTTTTTAAGAGGTATAAAAAAATAGAGGGGTATCTGCATAGCTTGACACACAATGTTATTGTCGGCAAAATAGATGATTTTGCGGAGGTCTTGCAGATGATAATAGACGGAATGAGCAAGGAATGCCAAGTATCTGACGGCGATAAGATGGTGGTAAAAGTTGCACCGCAACTAAAACTGCTATGCGTTATGGTTCGAAATAACTATGGGAATAGTAAAGGGGGGAAAGACGTGGCGACAATAAGTTATTGTAAGATAACAGAGGTATTCAATGTAAAAGAGGAGGAGGCAAAAAAAAACAATGAGACAGATAAAGTTTAGAGGTTGGAATGAGAAGAATAAGAAGTGGCTGTATGGGGACTATGTAACAGGAGTGTATATTGACCCTGAATATAATAGTCCTTCTGTATCGCACTTTATAAGCGCAAAAGAAGGAGATGACCCCAAAAATCCTACAGCTCTTTTTCAGGGGGATTACAATGTAAGAGTATTAGAAGTTGAAGAAGACACAATTGGACAATTCACGGGGTTGAAGGATAAAAATGGTACAGAGATATACGAGGGCGACATAATAGGGTACGAAGAGCACGAAGGGTATTTGCTCGAAAGTTTCATCGCCGAAGTGGTGTTTGAGAATGGTACTTTCGGTTATCGTCGTAAGAATAGTATGCTCGACGATATCGGAGTGTTTGAGTCGTTCTGCGTGCACGATTGCCTACAAGAGGATTTTCTCGACTATGTAGAGGTGCTTGGCGATGCGTCGGTAGATAAAATTTATAAAACCTTTTTTAGATGTAAAAATGAATAAACAAGAAAATATAAAGAGAAAACTTTATAGGGAATTAAGGGATGTATTGTCGGCGTACATTCAGATGTTCGAAGAAAAGCACGAAGTAGAGATGCAATACTCCGTTGATGATGAATTAATTGGGGTACTTGATTTTGGCTACGTGTATTTTTTTAATACAGCCGATGTTGTATTTGATATAGACCACGACTTGCCGAAAGGGCTGATATTGCAGTGGGCAGAAGATAGCGTTGATGATAGCAAGAATCCTACACGTCAGACGATAAACCTACATTCCTACGCCAAAGGGCTGCGTTTTGAGGACTTGAAGAAAAACAAGCGTTTCGGCTCACGGATTAGAAGCAAAAAGCTTTGTGCCTCAAAAACGGCAAAATGTGAGACGCATAAAAAGGGGTAAAGAAAAATGAAGAAGTATGATGTAGTGATAGGCATAGACCCCGATGTAGACAGGTCGGGGATTGCCTATGTGGAAACAGAGAGTAGAATGTTGGAAGCGACGAGCCTGACGTTTGCCGAACTGCTCGACTATTTGCGAGAGGCAAGCGAGATACTTACTGAACGAGGAAAATCCTTCGTGGTAGTCGTTGAGGCTGGTTGGCTGAACAAGGCACATTGGCACGTGGGGAGAGGCGGCAGTGCGGCACGGTCGGCTGCAATCGGCAACCACACAGGGCGTAACCACGAGGTCGGACGTAAGATAGTAGAGATGTGCCGACATTATGGTATAGAGGTAGTAGAACAGCCGCCGCTGCGTAAGATGTGGAAAGGCAAGGACGGCAAGATAACACACGAGGAGCTGCAACACTTCACCGGTATAACGGGCAAGACTAATCAGGAGACAAGAGACGCTGCCCTGCTCGCTTGGGAGTATGCGGGGCTGCCGATACGAATAAAGAATTAGGAGTTATATAATATAGAAATGAAGAGAAATACCAAAGAGTTGATAAGATTAATAGACTCAATACCTGATAATAATGCGACCCCAGAAGATGTTAGGATTTTAAAATCGGGGTACAAAAATTTGATATATCTATTAGAAAGGTTATTTCCGTATGAAATTCACGATAAGGAGACAGGACGATAAACAAGCGGTGATGTCGTACCTTGAGAAGCTACCGACGGACAGACCGTACTTCGCCGAGATAAAGCAGATACGGCAACGTCGTACGATAGACCAGAACAGCCTCTATTGGCTGTGGCTCAAGTGCCTACAAGACGAGACAGGCGAAGATAAGGAGAGGCTGCACGAATACTTTAAGGCGAGGTATTTGGGCGTTAGCACTGTGGAGGTTTTCGGGATAGATGTGCAGATGTCGGTGAGCACGACGAAGCTCGACACGAAAGAGATGACGCATTACCTTGACCGCATACAGCAGTTTGCCCTTGCAGATTTGGGTATCGCTCTGCCGAACCCGTCGGACTTGTATTGGGAGCAGTTCTATGAAAAATACAAGGGGTGGATTTGAAAAGAAGCCAAATTCTTACGCAAAACGCCTAAAATGATGTAGAAAACGCCTAAAATAACGGGAGGCACATAAAACGCCCAAGTATTCAGAATAATATGGATATTTTTGGGCGTTTACTTTTAAAAAAAATAGGAGATATAAGTATGCCAATACCAATAATATTAGGGGCTATTGCGGCAGCAGGAGCGATAACAAGTGCAGTACTAACTGCAAGAGCAAATAAAAAACACCGAGATGCTCTCGATAAGGAGGCTAACAGACAGAAACAGTTTTATGAAGGGCAACTGAACGAGAATCCTTTCGACCAATTTCACAATAGAGCATTGATAGGAGAAATGCGTCGTGCGGCAAATACTCGTATAGAGCAAGAGCGAGCCAGACGTAAGATAACGGGAGAACAGGATGCTACCAATATGATGAAAGACCAGAACGCACAAGCTATGCAGAATATGTATAGCCGTATAGCAACTAATGCCTCATTGCGTAGAGATGGTATATTGAACGCATACGAGAGAAGTAGACAGGGAATATATGCTCAGCAGGCAGATTTGCAGCGAGCGGCGATGCAAAACTATGCCAATCTTGCGAGTAATATAGGTAATGCCGCCGCTACGGCTATGGGAGGATATTCGGGCAAAGGGATTGGTATCAGTGGAGGGAGCAAAGCACCCAAGATAAATATCGGTACACAAAATGTAGATACACCTGCATATAACAGCGGAGATATACAGGACATAAATAATCCAAACAAGAATACATATATAGCCTAACATTACGACAATGATACTTGATATTGACAATAAGAAAAATGTTGTAGGGACGAAAGAATATCCTGACAACTATCACGACTATAAGGACGAGGAGAATTATAACGCCGATAAAGAGCCGTCGACACTGGAAGAGTGGGAAGCTATGCAAGGCGACGATCAGCAGCCTATCGTCAATGTGTCGGATGTAGGCGATAATCAGCTGCAAAGTACAAGACAAGACAATACCTATAAACGTACAAATACACTGCCTCCAAGTACAGAGGCAGCAGATACGTATTGGCAGTGGGCAAAAGAAAGAGATAAGGAGATACGACGAAATACCCCCAGAGATTACAAGACAATAGCAGATTACTATTTACGGAATAATCCTCAGCCTACTTTACCCGAAGAAGATATAAAAGCGGAGAGACGGCGAGCTAACTTTGCAATGCTTAGCGAGGCATTGCATTTATTGGTAGATATAGGTAGTGCAGTCGGTGGTGGTAATGTGTATAAAAGAGAGCCACACGCCCTACGGGCTGTATTGGATAGTAAAGGTAGGCGTGAGGCGTTGATGGATAGTTATCGGAGAAACCTATCGAGGTGGCAAGAAGCATACGCTAAGGTTATAGGCGACGCAAGCCAAGAAGATAGAGACCGTACTATTGATATATTCAGGACGATATACCCTGCATATACAAGTCTGGATAAGGAGATGTTGCAGCAAGGCAATAGATTGGAGCTTGAGGCAGAAAAACAGAAAAACGCCTTAGAGAGACAAGAAAGAGCACAAAAGGCAAAAAAAGCTCTGGAAGACTACAGGAATAATCTAAGAAAAGACCTATACAAATACAAAAAAGAACAGATGGTAGGAGTATGGTTTCCGGGTGAAACCAAACCAGTCGATGTTCCCATTAAAGATTTACCTTTCTATAATACTTTAAAGGATATATATATTACTGAGATGGGGCTACCACACCCTATTTATGATAAGCGTAGCGGTAAATGGGTAAGTCCAACGAAAACCGAAGTCGATACAAAAAAGTCGGAAAATATGGCTAATATGAACAGCGGACAGATGGGAGCAACGAAAGAATACTATGGAGGTACGGTAAACCTCAATAATCCGAAAGCGGGTACACAAGGGGGCAACAATCAGGGAAATAAACCTAAGAGGCCATTTTAATTAACAAGATTAACAAGGACGATAGTAAATAAAAGATATGGGCGACATAAAGAAATTATACAACTACCTTCAATCGAAGAAGGTACAGGGACTTGGCAGTGAAGATGAGTTTAAGGATGGTTTTCTGAATGATAGTGCTTTTTCACAGAGGGTTTACGATTATGTGAAGCCTCTGTTCTCTGATATAGAGGAGACGCGCAAGGCGTTTGTTGATGGTTTTAGAGAGCCAAAGAATAACACTGCCTATGCTACCCCTGTACCTTACGAGAAGAAAAAGTATTATGATCCGAGAGAGGATTATTCCGATTGGGTTGATAAGCAAAAGCAGTCTTTCGGTAATCCACCTAAAGATATAGATGAGGCTGCCGTAGGGATAAAGAAAGCGAACAATATGGAACTAACGCCTCAGGAGAAGAGTCGTGAGCGTCGGGCTAAGGCGACAGAGCACGTAAACGCCAATATAGGCGTTGAACGGTATAATGCGTATAAAGAGGCAGAGGCACAATATCGGGCTGCGATAACTTCACGTTTGGACGCAGATATAGAGAGGGCAAAAGAGGCTAAGAGAGCAAAAGAAGAAGAGATAAACAAAACCATACCGCAAGGCTCTCGTGCTTTGGCGTTGTTTCCACAGGCAAAGATGGCTGTGCAGTGGACAATACCCGCCTATACATTGGACATATTGGAAGATACTAAAGAGTTACTCGAAGCTCCAACAAAAGGTAACAATTGGGCAGGCAGTATATGGGCAGGGTTTAGGGATAATGCCGATATGAAAAGTTTCTTGAGTCTTGGTATGAGTACCTTTGCCAAAACGGGTAAGGTATATGATATATGTAAACGATACACCAATGGAGATGCATTGACCGACGATGAGACTAATCTATTGGAGGCTCTTGCTATGAATACTGCAGTAGCAGGTTTACGTGCAGGCGACATTAGCGGTTGGTATCGGTCGGGAGAGATAACCGGTGATATGGTAGAGATAATGGGGCAATTCTTGCTTACTGGCGGTATAGGTACGGGAGCGACAAATGTAGTATCGAAAGCGATAGGAAAGACGATGCAGAAGATACTACCGAAAGTGGTATCAAAGATGGGAGCAAAAGGTGCTGTGGGTACTGTACTTCGTGGAGCTAAGTTTGCGGGTAAAGGAGCGGTCGATGTAGTGGCAGGCGGAGCTGCTCAGTCGATATATATGCCGAGTACATATAGTGGCTATTGGGAGAAAAAGTCGGGTACGGTAACACACGGAGATAAAGATGGTGAGTATAATATAGAGCCTTCGAAAATAAATGATTTGCAGGCGATGTTGAGCTCGATGGCTGAGACAGGAACAGAGCGTCTTGGAGGAGCATTTGTGGGAGCGGGCAGTAAGATATTGAAGAATATAGTGCCGAAGAGTTGGGCTAAACTATCGACCAAAGGAGCGATAGGTGCATTAATAAAGGCAGGAGGTACTGCCAATAAATATATGGCGAAAGCAGGAGTAAACAGTACTATGGGCGAACTTAGCGAGGAGTTTGCAGGAGCTGCTTTCGATAAAGCTATCGGAGCGAGTAGCGACGAAGAGTGGAAAGCTTTTTGGAGCAAAGACAATATGCTGCAGATGATAGGCGGATTTGCTCCGATGAGCATATTGGGGCTCGGTATGAATGGGGCTACGATAGCGAATAAGAGACTATCGGCTCTGAGGTCTAAACGTAAGTTTGTAGCATTTACCAGAGAGGCGGGTAGCAAAGAAGGGGTGAAGATGGCAGAAGACATTCTCAATACTCCGATAGAGGACTTAGGCAATAAAATGCACAAATATACGCAAGAGATAGGCGGATATACGGATGGCGAACTTAATGATAAAGGAGTAGAGTTTAATTATTTTGCTGCCGAGATGTTAAGAAAAAGTACAGAGAGAGATATAGCTGACAAATGGGATAGCTATATACAAGAGCAAGAGGCAGAAGACAATGTAAATACAGGCGATAAAAGGACAATAGATGATACGGTAGTTGATAGAGTAGATGATACAGAGCAAACGATACCACAAGTACAGCAAGGCGACGAAGTGGAATATGATAATGCACGATGGATAGTAGGCGATGTAGCCGAAGAAGATGGCGAATATACGTTTGGAGACGAAAGCATACCGCTGAAAAAGGGCAACGTCTTGATGTTTGAAGCAGACGGAAACGGAATACGAATACTTGAAAGCACTGCCGACTTATACGCTGAGGACAAAGACAATGGTATAGAGAGTAGAAGGCAGGAAATATATGAGAAGTATCGCCCTGTGATGAATGTAGACACAGGTAATATAATACAGCTGAGTAGCACCGCTGATAATGATAATATTGCGTACGTGGTAAAGGGAAGAGTAGTGTATGATGAAGAGGGCAATATAGACTATGACAAGAGCGATGACACAATATATTACAAAGTATATGATAAGGATGGCAACGAAGTAGACGGAGGTACTCCGAGACCGTTACATTTGAAAACACATCGGACAGAGTTTGGCAAAGTGTTGAGCGATACACCTATCGAGGAGTATGTAGACAATGAGTTATATCCACAAGACGAGACCGAACAAAGTAGTGCTACGGGAAGTGTAAGTACAGATGAATATCAGGAAGTTACGGACGAAAACGGTTTACCTTTTGTTAAGACGAGCAACGGTGTAACAGACTTCGGATATATCCCCGAAGACACAGGACTTACGCCCGCTCCGATAAGATTAAGTATAGGAGATGAGCGTACGGGGTTGCAACACATAGTAGATAGACACGGAGAACAGATAGCAAAAGCAGGTTTTGACAATGTGGTGGACTTCGTAGAGTATGTGGCGAGCAATTACGACACTATAACCGAAGGTGTAGATACATCAGGAGAACCTAATGGTACATATCTGTTGCAAGCGAAGGACAAGCACAACAATACACTATACGTAGAACTGTCTAATGACGGCAGTTATTGGAATATCAATAGCGGTGGAGTGTTCAGAAAAGGGTATGGAGAAAAAAATAAAGTAGTATGGTCTGCCTCCGAAGTGCAGAGAAGGTTAAAATCGGCTACCCCCGATACTTTGCGGTCGCAAGATGAAGCCGATAATCAAGGCGACCCAAACAGAACTGTATCCGATACTACTTCTACCGACAAAGGTACAACAAATAATTTGAATATACAAAACACTGTTTTGGATAGCGAAGAGGCTGACCTACTAATGTCTGCTATGGAGCAAAACGCAGAGGTTATGCAAAACTTGGAGCTGAATTATGATAATTGGTTGTCTGAGTTTGGTAGGGACGGCATAGTAGATACGCCGATAGGTAGTGTAAAGATGGGGGATAATCAGTTTCTTAAAATGTCGAGTAAGGAACGACAGTGGCAGTTTGGTATGGTCAGACCTACGCTGACGAACCCCGATATAATTATAGAAGAACCGAGCGAAGCACGAGTAGGGCAATCTACCGAACGAGGCAGCAGTTATCTTTTCGTTAAAACGTTTGATGTAAATGGAGAGAAGATAAGGCACTTTGAGAGCATTACCGTTAAAAAAGACGGTTTGGAGGTGTCTGTAAGCAGCCATATAATAAAACCTGCTCAATTGAAGAGCAGGTTGTTGAATGGTAGTATACTGTGGAGTAAGCCCCAAATTGCGAACTCTATTGTTTCGGGCGAACAACAAACTTTGGACGATAGTCGCATACAGGACCCGAATGCAAACAATCACGGCTCGGAAGTTCGAGTATCTACCGACAGCAAAGGTATAACAAAAAATCGGAATACACAAAATACTGTTTTGAACAACAAACCCGAACTAACTTCTATCGGTTCTGATGTGTACTTAACCGAAACCCACGAGGGGCAGTCGGACCTTGTTCCTACACAAAAAGCTAATTCGGATCTACAATACAAAGGTACAACAAATAAACCGGATATACAAGAAGAATTTTATAATTCTTTGCCCAAAAACAAGAAGGGCGAGATAGACGAGAATCGTATGAGTGCGGAGCAGAAGATAAGGTACGCACAGATAGAGTTTGGAGAAGATTTGGACTTGGTGAAGGACTATATAACAGAGCAATCTAAGGCACTGAGTGAAAAGATAGCGAAGCTGACGAATAAGACGGGTAAGAGTGTGGCAGAATACAAAGAGCTTGCAGCCTTGAAAGCTGACAAAAATGTCTTTGTCGACTACTTACATTCCCTCAGAGATAGGCAAGAAGACTCTATGCCGAGACAGACTGTAGAGGAGGCAGCGGCTAAACGTGAGGAGTCTCGACGTGAAGAGCAGGCACAACGAGAACAAATGGTACGAGAGAAAGAGGAGCGAGAGGGAGTACCCGATTTCTTGCAAGATACGCCAGAAGATGCTCGTCTAAGAGGTTTCAGGTTGCGTACAGGTGAACGCATAGACAGGCAAGAGCCTATCGAGGTGAGCAAATATAATACGGCACGTCGTAAGTTTACCAACGATACGGGGGCGGTCGAAGAGGGGCGACCGACGGTGAAGCGTACTATAATAGACAACGCACAAACGAGATTGCAGCCATCGCATAGAGGAGGACGGGCAAATATATATCACTTTATCACAGAGGCACAGCCGAAAGAACGCACCGACAAAGCGAGCAGAGTATCGGCAGCACAGATAGCGGCAAATATAAACCCCGAAGAAATAACGGGCGGCATAACTGCATATAACGGTAGCCCGATAGCCAATAACAGACTGGAGGTGATACAGGGTAATAACAGGGCAGAAGCATTACGCCTGATGTACGAAGAGTATCCGCAGTCTGCAGAGACGTACAAGCAATATCTAATAGACAATGCAGAGAATTATGGTATGTCGGCAGATGAGGTACGGACGATGAAAGAGCCAATAGCAGTGGATATATACGAGGGTACAGACGGCAATGCTATATTATTGGGTCAATACACACAGCAAGATGTAGAGAGTGGCGGGGTGCATAGGATAAACCCGAGCGGAGTAGTAAAACACCTGAAATCGCACAATATGCTCGATAGGTTTATAATAGCACTACTAAATGGAGTCGATGAAGAGAACAGCGTGTCGGACGTTATATCGTCTAACTTACGGGGAGTATTGCCTATATTAGACAAGACAGGAGCAATATCGATGACGCAACGCCAAGGCTTCTTTGATGAGAGAGGCGATGTAACGAGCGGAGCTATTGATGACTTCAAGGGTATACTAACAAGCCTTATAACAGAGGGAGGGTATGCCAATATCAATAGCGACTTTTTGAATTTGCCTGATAGTGCGAAAACTGCTCTGTACCTACAAACATACAGAGCGGTACTTAATAAACAATACGGACCGACTATTTTGAATGATATACAAAACAGTATCTTGCTATACACACTGGTATTTGGAAATAACAATAAAGGCAAGATTGGAGTAGACGAATCACGTAGAGAAGTGATGAGTTGGTTGATGACAGCACAACCCGACTTCAATACGCTGAATGAAGACGGCACATACCCATTGGTAGATATGCGGAAGAAATTCAGTAATTTTGCTGCGGAACTTGCTATACTGTATAAGTCTACCAACTTACGTTCGTCGAAAGATAAAGGAAGAGGACTGTATAATATATGGGATGACTTTTATAATTTATTGGAAGGTAAGGGGGACTTGTTTACAACAGGTGAGAAAAAGAGTTTACAAGAGAGTATTAACGAAAATTTCAATATAGATTATGTACCCATTAGACAGAATGAGCGCAATACTTTGGGCAGCAGAGGTGAAGCGAGCCGAGCAGGGCGACGAGGCGGCGAAAGCGAACTTGGCGTCGGAGAACAATCTGAGGCAGGAACAGAAACAGCCGACAGTAGAGGAAGAGCTGAAGCAGATATTGCAGAAGCGGTAAAAGATATTGATGTTGAGCCGACCGAAGCACAGAATAAAGCCGGTAACTACAAAAAAGGACACGTAAAAGTACAGGGTTTTGATATAACGATAGAAAACCCTAAGGGTGCTATACGCAAAGGAGTAGACGACAATGGCAAGGCGTGGAGCACCGAAATGAAAAACCACTATGGATATTTCAAAAATACAGAGGGCAAAGATGGCGACCATATAGATGTTTTTATCGGAGATAATCCCAATAGCAAACGAATATTTGTAGTAGACCAAATAAACCCGAAGACAAAAGAGTTTGACGAAAGTAAAGTTATGCTTGGTTTCGATACGGAAGACGAAGCCCAAAAAGCGTACCTTTCGAACTACTCAAAAGACTGGAAAGGGTTTAAGGATATTACGTATGTAGATATAGAAACATTCAGAGATTGGCTATATGACGGAGCAAAACAACGTAAACCGTTCGGAGAGTATAGTAATATCCGTTTCCGTTCTATAAAGGATATAAACGACCGCTTTAACGAGGAGCTACAACAGCAGATAGACGGTACACTACCGAAGGGGCACGTGTATAGTTTGGGTATGCCTAACGATATACTGAGAAGTGCAGGTTTACCTAATTTGCCTATTGAGATGAGTGCCGAGATGCTGAAAAATAAATCTTCGGCAAATTATAGACAGCACCACCCGTTTGATATAAGTAGTATAAAAGACCTACCGAGAGCGATACAAAATCCGATAGCCGTATTCAATAATCCAAACAATGATGGAAAAGTGTTGCTTACGGAACTCCAATACAATGGAGTAAATCATATTGTAGCGATAAAGGTAAGGTCTGAGCGAAAATCGAATAATGTAGAGATAGATGTTAATTCAGTTTCTACAGTTTTTCCAAAAGATAGAATAGAGAAAATTGTTGAATGGTTGCTCGATAAAGAAAATCAGGGCAGAAAAGCATATCTTAATAAAGAAAAAGTCCTTACGTGGTTATCCGATAACGAGACCATTACTCGTTCAAAGGGATACAACACAAAGGACATTGCAAAGGTAATAAAAGATTTCGACAATCCGACACTTTCGGGAGAAAAAAATGAAAGAGCACGTTTGAAATCCTCGAAGCGTAAGGCACGAGGAGCAACTACCGAGAAGCTCGAAGAGCTTGTAACGTTGCTAAAAAAGACGGGCTTTGCCGACGTAAAGACAGGAGAGGACTTTTATAATGCTTTGGCAGAGATTAGCTATCGTTACTCACGTCCGAACGGCACGGTACTTGGTTTTGTAAAGGGTAATACCATATACCTCAATCCTGATGAGGTAAGTCTGAATACTCCTATACACGAGTTTGGGCACTTGTGGGTAAGTCAGGTGAAGGAGCATTTTTCTGAATTGTGGGAGAAAGGTAAAGAGTTGTTCCTCGAAAGCGACTATTTGAGAAAGGTACAAGCGGACGAGAACTATCGACACTTAGACCTCGACGGGCAGATAGACGAGGCAATGGCAAGGGCTATCGGCGACAGAGGGGAGCAGGAGCTCGACAAGACGTTACTCGAAAAGATTCTCGACTGGATAGCAGAGGTATGGGAGAAGATAGGTGGAGTGTTCGGAATAAATAATCTTACATCGGAGCAGATAAGTAGCCTGACTCTGCAAGACTTCACTGATATGGCTACGAGTGAACTATTGAGCGGACAGAACCTTACAGAGCGAGTGAAAGGCGAAAGAGGAGGGAATACAAGATACAACACTGCCGATGAGACCGCCGATATAAAGGCGAAGGCGATAGCAGACGGTACATTTATGAAAGCCCCTAACGGCAAAGATACGAACCTTACCGAACGGCAGTGGTTGCAGGTAAGGACGAAGGCGTTTAAAAGGTGGTTCGGAGATTGGGAGAAGACTTATAAATTGGAGTTAATAGAAAACTTACAACCAATAGTAGTAGACAATAAAGGGTTGTCGAGAGAGCGGGCAGAAGAAGAATATAAAAAGATAGGTACAAGCAAAACAAATAGATACGATAATAGGCGTATAGAGTTTGTAAATAATGCTTTCGGCAAAATCGCACGACACAAAAATTCGGCGTTGATACTTGATATAATCCCACAACTCAATGACTTATTTGAGAGTGCTATTCCAATCTATTTTGAGGAAGAGCGAGAGCCTTTGAAATCGACAAACATTGTAGGCAGCCATAACTACTTAGGCAAAGTACGTGTAAACGATGAGGACTACTATGTTAGGATTACCGCACAGGAATTAACGCCCTCTTGGAAGCAAAACGAGAAGCAAGGGAAAAGTAATTTTCATAATATGGCTGTATCAGATATTGCCATATATGACGAAAGCGGTTCGTCCGTAACCGCCAAAGATTATTCCATTGACAACGACAACCGCAACCGCTTTGTAGATGCAAAGTTACAACATTTTTTCGAAACTGCAAGAGAAGCACGAGAAAATTATTCAAAAGTGGTAGACGAAAACGGTGAGCCGATGGTGGTATATCACGGCAGTGGGGTTAATAACATAACTACGTTTTATGACGGAGGAATGTTTTTTGCTCGTGATATTGAAGTTGCGAAAGGTTATGCAGGGGAAAACGGTGTAGTTTACCAATCATTTTTAAAACTAACGAACCCACTGATTGAAGAGGGAGCATATAATAATTGGGACGATTTACGCCCAGAACTCGAAGATTACAAGCGTTATCGTATTATTGACAACGAAGGCGAGGTTGTAATGGACGATATAATGTATGAGCAAGACGCAGAAATGTATGCGCTAGATATGGCGTACGAAGAAGCCGCTTATAATGATAGTGATGTTGATATAGATGATATAACGCCGTATAAATATGAAAGTTATTATGATAATGAAAAAGTTACAACAAATGGCTTTTGGAGTTTTGCAATAGAAAAAGGATATGATGGTGTGATTATGAAAAACATCACAGATTCGGTTGATGAAGAAACATTTTTTCATACAGATGTTTTTATAACAAGTTCCCCTGCCCAAATCAAGAGTGCGACAGACAATATCGGCACATTTGACGGGGAAGACGGGGATATAAGGTATAGGCGTCCTAACGGCACGGTACTTGGTTTTGTAAAGGGCAACACCATATACCTCAATACTGATGAGGTAAGTCTGAACACGCCTATACACGAGTTTGGGCACTTATGGGTGAGTCAGGTGAAGGGGCATTTTCCTGAATTGTGGGAGAGAGGTAAGGAGCTATTCCTCGAAAGCGACTATTTGAGAAAGGTACAGGCAGACCCGAACTATCAACACTTAGACCTTGACGGGCAGATAGACGAGGCAATGGCAAGGGCTATTGGCGACAGAGGCGAACAAGAACTCGACAAGACGTTACTTGAAAAAATACTCGACTGGATAGCAGAGGTGTGGGACAAGATAGGCGGCGTGTTTGGAATAGAAAATCTTACGTCGGAGCAGATAAGCAACCTTACACTGCAAGACTTCACGGATATGGCTACGAGTGAGCTATTGAGCGGACAGAACCTCACGGAGCGAGTGAATGGCAACAGAGGAGGAGCTACCCGCTACAACACGAAAGCAAAGCAAGAAAAAGAAGAAATAGCCAAGCGAGACGAAATATACCTCGAAGCATTACAGCGAGGCGATATGGAGACTGCTATACGAATGGTAAACGAAGCTGCGGCACAAAACGGATATACGCCTAATTCAGAATATCAAGGGACATCGGCATTCAATGGCAAAGCTCCTTACGGTAACGGCTACTTTCTTACAAAAGAAGAACGCAAAGAAGCATTTGAGAACGATGAGTTTGAGGGCGACACCAATTTAGATGACTATATCAATAGCGGTATCGACCCTATGAACTTAGATTTACTTACAAACGATAATAATTATCGTCATTCTGACGATGCAAGAAAGGAAGCTATCGAAAATCTTAGAAACGTTATCCGAAATAAACGCCAAACCATAACAATGTACCGCAGCGTACCGTCTTCTGTAAAAGAGGGCAGTTTTCGCAATGGCGATTGGGTAACACCAAGTCGTGCTTATGCATTAGAAAACGCACGTATTCATGGCTGGGGCAATAAATATCGAATCATAGAGCAAGAAGTACCTATCAGCGATGTTTGGTTCGACGGCAATGACATAGCAGAGTTTGGATACGGTAACGAAGACGATTTCATAAATGATAAAGATTATCTTTATAGCAACACAAATAACAATCGTAAACTACCCGATATCGTAACCTACGATAACAAAGGAAATATCATACCTCTTAGCAAGAGATTCAACAAGGCAAAAAGCAATCCACGCTACAACACTGCTGAGGAGACCGCCGATATAAAGGCTAAGGCTATATCGGACGGTACATTTATGAAAGCCCCTAACGGCAAAGATACGAACCTTACCGAGCGGCAGTGGCTGCAGGTACGGACGAAGGCGTTTAAAAAGTGGTTCGGAGACTGGGAGAAGACGGCACGTATAGAGAAGTTGAAGAAGACAAAGCCGATAGAGATAACAGGCGATGAGGTAAAGCCGAGCGATGATTTGAAGGAGTACAAGAAAAATGCTTTGGAATACGGAAAGACTTTACAAGGAGAATATACGAACAAAGACACAGGGATTACGATACAGTTGCAAAGAGGTCGTAAAAACGGAGGTCTGAATGAAGTATTACAACACGACTATAAAGACAGAGAGCACTTACAAAGCATAGCGGCTATTCCTCAAATAATAGAGAACGCTACATATATAGATAGTGAACCCAACAATGATATACCTAAAAACCCAGACGTAAAAGAATATCAATATTATGTATGTGGGTTAAAGATAGGAGGGGAAGACTATACTGTAAGAGCAGTTGTAGCGGTAGATAATAAGGGTGATAGATATTATGACCACAAATTGACTAATATAGAAAAAGGAAAATTGCTTGACCAAATAAATAGCCAAGCAATTAAAAACAACGGTTTTGGCACAACGCCCGGCACTAAGCCTACTACCATTGTTTCGGAGTACAAAGATAGTAAACTTATTTCACTCCTGCAAACAAATTCTTCAAAAGTGGTAGATGAAAATGGTGAGCCTTTGGTCGTGTATCACGGGACGAATAAATTCGGTTTCACTGTGTTTGATAAGGAGTTTTCGGACGATAAAACGAGTGTTTTTTTCACCGACAGAGTAGATATAGCCAAAGGATATGCAGGTGTCAATGCCGACGTACGAAGTTTGTACGATGATGATACTACCGGTGGTTATTCAAAAGATGAAATACTGTCTATGTTGTTTGCTGATGTAGATATATCTTCACATACGAACGGCTGGGATGTTGCCAACGATATATTGCCTTATATAACAGAGGATATAGGTATTACTGCCGAGTATGACGACGAAGATAGAGTGCTTACACTCAGCTCTGATTACACAGGAGATACATATAGGCTTACCGATGAGGAGTTTTCTTGGGAAAAGGTGGAAAACTGGCTCAGGGACAACGCCGATTTAGAAAATGTCATTGATAAAAACGCAGGAATATACGGTGTGTTTGTCAATGCTCGTAACGTATTGGACATAGACGCAGGCGGTAGTATGTGGTCTTCTATTCCTAAGAAAAAGGTAAAGGGTGCAGAGGGCGTAGGCAATATGGATACCCGCGATATTGTAGAGCACGCCAAAAAACTGAATTATGATGGTGTATACATAAAAGATTTGCTCGACACAGGTGGTAGAGGTTACGGTTTAGTAGGTGATATTGAAGGAGATATTTTTATATCGCTTGTGGATAAAAATCAAATCAAATCGGCGACGGACAACATAGGCACGTTCGATGGGGAAGACGAAGATATAAGGTATTCGGTGGAGGGTGCAGATTACTTTGTCAATGAGCGGTTTAACGAGCAGTTGGAGCATTTGACGGAGTCGAACGCCGACAGTACTATGTTCCGACTTGGCTATCCTGATATGATATTGCAGAGTACAGGCATACCTAACAAAGAGCTGCGTTTGTACGGCAACAAGTTGCTAAAAAAAGCAGAGAAGCACGATTTTAATGTTAAAGATTTAGTAGACTTGCCTACGTCAATACAGACACCTATGTTTGTATTTAAGGGTAATCACCCCGATAGTTTTTCTATTGTTACAGAATTGAAGATAAGAGATAAAAATGTATTGGTCTCTATTGAGAGAAACAAAGACGGAGAGGTAGATTTTAATCTTATAAGTTCGGTCTATGGAAAGAGTGGCAGAGGAATAGTCCATTGGCTAAACAACGGCAAAGCACTGTATGTGAACAAAGAAAAAGCTCTCGATTATCTACGCATTTCCGCTCCAATTGCGGAGGCACAAGATAAAGGAGAACTTAATCCGTCTGTAAGTACAGAAAAAGCTCTTGCTTGGCAAGCTGCTCTCGCTCCCATTGCGAGTGCCACACTCAAACAAGAACTTATTACGGCTACAAAGGTAATAGAAAATTTTGAGAATCCGCCAATAAATGAGAAAAAAGTTATCGACGATACCACAAATGATATGGTACGGTATTCGATAAAAGCCTCCGAACGACTTGACAAGGAAGATGAAGTGATGGGAGAAAGGGCGGCAGAGATATACGAGGCGAGGGTGAAGATGGGAAAGCAAATGAACCAAAGCAACCCCAATCTAATGCCGAACAAAAAGATATTCGATGAGATAAACAGAAAGACAGAGAATATACGGGCTAAGACAGCTGAGCACGCTGCCGATTGTTATCTGCCAATGAAGCACCTTATCGAGATATTTAACAAGCACGGCTACAATATAGCTGACTACAACAATTGGTATATGAATGTATTCGCTCTTGCAGGTAAGAATGAGGCGGAATATGAGAAGTACCAAGCCGAGAGAAGCAAGCCGCTACAACGGGCGGCAAAGGCTGCTATGGACAGCGGACAAATATCGTATAGAGAGCTGGAAAACTACCTGATATTGAAGCACGGGCAAGAGCGTAACAAATACTACAAGGAGAGAGACGAGAAGCTCGGTGTAAAACCGATGAAGGACTATTCGGGAACTGAGGCGGTGATGTTTGAGGAGTTCTGCAAACGCACGGGTATAAAGGTTAAGACCATAGAAGAGGATATACCTACCCTTGTAGATGGAGACCCCAATATGATAAGATATGACAATGGCAAGAGTGAATTTAGCAAGGACGGTAAAAAGATACCCGATTTCGAGGTAAACAAGAGGTTTGAGTTGTGGAGAAAGCAACATACGCCCGAAGAAATAATCAAAGACTACGAGGAGAAGATAGGCGAGGAAAAGGTAGAAGACCTATGGAGTAAGATACGAAAAGCCACACAGTTTACGCTCGACTGCCAGAAAGAGGGTGGACTTACGAGTGAAGAGATGTATCAAAAAGCAAGTGGAATGTGGGAGTACTTTGTGCCTTTGCGTGGTTTCGATATGGGAACAGCACAGGACAAGTACGACTACGACCTTAACGGTATCACACTATTTACCGATTTCAGAGTAGAGCAGACACTTGGACGTACTCGGAGGAGTGTATCGCCATTGGCGTGGACGGAGCAGATGGCACATATAACGATACAGCAGAAAAACAAGAACTTGCTAAACCAAAGCTTGAGACGACTTGCGTCTGTAAGTACGGCGAGAAAGGACAATATAATGTTTCTGAGCAAACAATATAAAGCCCCCGACGTAATAGAGAACGGCAAGGTAGTGAGAGAAGGAGCGTTGATAAATCCACCTGCACATACGGGCAATCCGACAGAAGACAGAGCTGCATTTGAGCGATGGGAAACTTCGATGAAAGAAGGCGTAAAGAATGGCACAGTAGAGGTGGTAGAGCACAGCAATGTAAACTTCGGAATGATAGTATCTGCCGACAAGGTGAAGCAACACGTGGTGAGAGTATATGAAGGAGGACGACCGGTAGATATAATATTTAATACTTCACCGTCTGTGCCGAGAGCTATAAACGGACTGAACAACAAGACGGTCGTACTCAATGATTGGTTTTCCAGACAAGTAAAAGCAGGTACTCGTCTGATAGCTCAGACAATGACGACGTATAATCCTGCATTTGTGGGTAAGAACTTTATGAGAGACTATCTGTTTGCCAACACAATGCTGATGGGCAAAGAAGATAGGACTTATAGAGCCAACTTCAATAAGAATATAGTAAAAGCACACTCCGTAATGTTCGATTACGTAAAAGGTAAGAGTTTGCTTGGCTGGGCAGCCGGTGATAAAGGAAGCGTAAGGGATAACGAATATGGCAGGTTGCTGACAGAGTTTGTGATGAATGGCGGCAAGACGGGCTTTTCGCAGATGTTTAAGTTCGAGAAGATGAGTAGTGACTTCAAGAAACAGACTGAGCGAGGCGACAAGACAATACACTACGGAATAAACGACTACATTCATTTTATCGAGGCTATGAACGACTATGCGGAGAATATAACGAGATTCGCGGCGTATTGTGCAAGCAGACAGGCGGGCAGGTCGATAGAGAGAAGCATTAGCGACGCAAAGGAACTGACAATAAACTTCAACCGCAAAGGTATAGACGGCGGAGTGTGGGGAGAGATAAGGAGCTTATGTGCTTTTAGCAATGCGAGCATACAGGCGTTGGTGGTGTTTAGCAGAGGGGTAAGAGCAAATCCCAAACGTCTGAGTGCTATAATATCGAGTTATGTAGCAATGCCGATTGCGATGGCAATAGTAGCAAGTTTAGTAGGCGGAGACGACTATTTCAAATTGTCTAAATATGATAGGCAAAACAACATTTGCATACCTATGTTTGGCGGAGGTTTTATAAAAATCCCACTGCCTCAGGAGCTAAGGGTATTTTGGAAACTTGGCGACGAGATAGCGTTATGTATTTACAGGAATGAGCCGCCAGAGGTAGCAGCTCAGGAGGTATTTATGGGGGCACTCGACTTACTGCCGAGTTTTGCGGCAGGGGCAACATCGATAAGCGATGTGTTGGACGAAAAGATAGGGGCCGGCGAATTGCTTTTGGCACATCAACCGATAACGATATTGCAACCTATAACGCAAATAATGGCAAACAGAAACTTCCTTAACTATCGTATATACGATGATAATAAATGGGGCGGCAGACGTAAAGAGTTGCCCGAATATCGTAAGGCACTGCGTAACAAGGGAGGAGAGACCTATTCGCCTAACTTTGCAGTGAAGCTTAGTGAGGGCATTAGCAGATTGACGGGAGGCTCAGATTTGAAGCGAGGAGTAGTAGAGGCGAACCCCGATATAATAAACCACTTTATGAGAGGATACTTCGGAGGGTTGTATAATACCGCGGTAGCTGCTATCAATGTCGCGGACAAAGGTTATCAATCGGTTACAACAGGCGAATGGAAGTTGAAATCTACCGATAGTCCGACGATGAAGGCATTTTATGTATCGCCGAGTAACCTCAGATATACTGACGATATACTGAATGCTCAATATATGGACGTACTGAAAGAGGCGAAGAAACACGCCAACGTATATGCAAACTACCTGAAAGAGGGTGAAGTCGACAGGTTCGAGAAAGAGACTAAGATGACCGAAGACGAGGCACTTGATTGGCGGTATTTGGTAAAGACCATAGACAAAGAGGTGCAGGAGCTACGTAATGAGATAGCAACAGCGGAGACTACCAAAGAGCGAGACGAAGCACTGAGGCAACTTGAAGCTTTACAGAGAGAGGCAATAGATATGGCGGTAAAGTTGAAAAAATAATTTTGCCGTATTAGATATTTGTCGTACCTTTGCAGACCTGATTTGTCACAGTCTTTATATGTCGCATAACAGCCCCTTATGGAATAAATCGGAAATGCTTGAGAAAGTAGCTAATTTGTTGCACGACAAAGGTTATTATCTTGCAGTTGCTCACGCAGCATATTATAGCTGTTTCCAAGTGATGAAATGTATCTGGCTATATTCTATGGGTGAAACAGATAAGACACTCGCTTCGAATACAAGCCAATCAACAATGGGGTCTCACGAATACCTGTTGAATGAAGTAGTAAATTATATTGAATCAAAGGAAGGAGATAATCGTTACCTAAGAAACCAAATTATGCAACTCAAAAAACTGCGTACCGATGCTGATTATAAAGACATAACTATTGACTATGTAAAAAGCAAACGGGCTATTGACCTGTCGCAAGAGTTATTAATAATTCTAAGGAGATACTGAATATGGATTCAAAGAAATTTATAAGAGAAGAACTAACTGCCTTTATCGAACGTTTTTCGAAAACGCGAGTTCGATACGAATATGACCCAAACGCACGGGTACATATAGTAGAGGTGCTACCTAATGAAGTTTATAGCTTAGATAGTGATTATATCGAATGGGAGAACGACTGTTACAATCGTTTCGTTGCTCAGTTTCCGACCGAGAACATCTGTTTCGTCTCCGACGACGCAATAATAGAGATAACAGCTCCCGACCTCGTGTTGGAGGGAACGAAATATGTACAGGACTGTTCGTATCAAAATTACGATGGCGGCTTTTCCATACAAGTATCTTATGGGAAGATGCCATTCGAAAACGTTACATTTTCGGAATGTAAACTAGATAACAGTATGAGTCAATCTTATATACCAAATACATATTTTGAAAGTGGTATTTTAAATGCAGCGTAATATGGACAAAAAAAACAAAATGGAGTCGGGATTTCGAATAAATCAATTGCTTTTACTTGAAAGTAATTTCAAGCGATTAAACAAGGTGCAATTCGAGGGAGATATTCCCGAATTGAAAATTGATATAAATACCGAAGTAGGAGTACAAGGTAAAGTCATATCCGTTGAAGAGACTGTAACTATAACCCAAAAATATAATGATATAGAGCAATTCTCTTTTTCGGTAAAGATGGCAGGTCTTTTTGAATGTATCGGCGATAGCTCGCTGACAGATTATGAAGATTTTGGTAGCGTCAATGGAGCTGCTATCATTTTCCCTTATATTAGAGAGCACATAACAAACCTTTCGTTAAAAGCGGGATTGAATCCTATAGTTTTGCCTCCTGTGAATTTTACGGGCAATCGGAGAAAATAAGCGGTACTACTTTACCGCTACGCTTTACGTCGTTAGGCAGATAAGCCACACATTGTAAATTGCCTTCAAAAAGTTGTATACCCTTGCTTAAAAAGTGAGGGTATTTTTATTGGTCGATGTGCGTATGTTAATGAGAGTATATATCTTGCACATCTCTTTGCGGAGATGTATTCGGGTTCGTATATAAACCCATCGATATATGCTTGCTCTATGATTTTGTCTAACTTGTAACGTACTCTTATAAGTCTTCTGCGGTGGGCGTATCGCAATTCGTACCATAGGTTGATACCTGCGTGTTTGTATAGAGAACAGATATATGCAGCCAAGACTATACCCTGCATTATATCCGAAAGACTCGGGTCGATATATGGTGCAGATTTCGGGTTTTGCAACCTTTGGGCAGCATATTGTTTGACAGTACGCAGAGTGTATGCTCTTCTGCGATAAGCTTTAATTTTAAAAGAAAGTGGCTTCATTTCTATAGTCAGTATTTTCGTTATTATTATTTGTATGATTGTCTATTAGTATAACTGCGGGCATTTTATTATAAACTATATCCATACCGATACATCGAGTTATGACACGATCGTCTCTATTGCCCTCGATAGCTTCATAAGTTCCTTTTACGGTGTGTTCGTATGTTCCCATTTCGTTGACTGCTTCGAGACAAGGTTCGTAGTACATATCTTCACGCAGTACCTTTTGGAAAAAGGTTATAAAGGCGAGTTTTGAAGTGTGATTGGTGTGGTATCCATATTTAGGACGTATACCTCGACGCACTTGGTCTATTGGAGTATGTGTGTATATATTGCTGTAAATAGGTACAATAGTTTCCAAAATAAACTGTGAGTAGTCGGTGGCACGAGGTACGATAGAGTTTTTCTCTACAACCAAAAGAGCATTGCGATAAAACTTGGCTATCTGGACAGCTTTCCACACAATAATATCTTTTGGCAAGTGTCCCGACCACTCGGCTACAACTTCGGGCATGCCTCCCTCTAACATATAGTACCGGTCAATAACACAGATGATGGAATTGTCTGCCCCTTCGGAGAGACCTACGCCTATGTCTACAATAACCGCATATCTGTTAGAGACAAGCTCTTCGGAAGGTAGAGTCCATACTTTGAGTTTCCCATCGACAGATGGGACGAAGTGCAGTCCGTCGAGAGCCTCACGTCCGTCGAGTGCGTTACCTACGACCTCTCCTATGGTAGCAGGCGGGCGACATCCTTGACGAAGACGCTCTACATCTTTAATATCGAAGACAAGACGACCCGACGACTGAAATGCCTCTACGTCGTCGGAAGGGAAATCGGATATAAACCGCCATTCGTCTTGTTGCTCTTTTGCCTTCTCTCTGTACCAAGCGATAGCCTCCAAAGTAGCCCCAAGAGAAAAGATGTATTTTTCTTTTTTGGAGAGAGAGGCAATGAACGTCTTGTAATCGGGTATCTTAACTGAATAAATATCGATATCGAACCAAGCGATGAATATAGCTTTGAAGTTTGATTGTTGCTTTTTTGCTCGTATATACTCGCGATGGAAAAAGTTGCCCGTGCCGTTTGGAGTGCTTTCGTATACGATAAGAGTATTCGGCAACAGAGGTACGGAGTTTGATATTGAGTTGGTGAGAGCCTCAGGTGTACGCTGCGGAGTACTTTCGTAATAGGCTACTTCGGAGAAGTGAGCTATATTGATGTTTTCGGAGCGTATACCATCAGGCTTGACCGATGAGCCAATAGATATACGGTAATCACGTTCGTGCAAGTACCGTGTTTTTTGTGAGCCCTGATATGGAGTGAGCTCCAAAGGAGCGGTTGCCCCCATAAAGAGATATGGGTAACGAGCGACAGCATTGACAAACATACCACGTATAAGGCGAGCCGCATTTTCGACGTGAGCTACTACAACAGAATTGTACTTAACAAACAGGACATTCTGAAACCACCCGCATATAGCGGAGTAGAAGGTAGAACATCCCCACTGCCGACACTTACAAACGATGTGTCGTATCGGTCTGTCGTTGTACATATCGTCGTATATTTCGGCAAGTACCTTACGTTGCCCTCGATTGAGAATAAGAGGTGCGAATGTGCCCGCCGTACCGTCTTGTAGAGACTTCTCGGAGAGCTTTATTTCTATGTTCCAACAGGTAGCACTCCAATACTCAAAGTCGTATTTGAATCTGATAGCGTTAAATATATATACGAGACGTGTAATGTCGTTTATATTTTGTGTTTCTATATTGTTGTTTAGAAAAGAAGTAAAAGCTCCCGCTTTTATGATAGCTTTTATTAATGGCTCTTCGAGCATAGTATCGGGCAAGTATATATCTTGTCCGTCGTAATAGTCTGCAATATTGACCTTAGAGCGTGGACAAGCCGTGCAGCCAAGACCTGTGATTTGGTCGTATGGAGCATTGATAGCTGCAAGGCGGCGTTTGTTTTCGGCGATGTACTGCTCGGCGGTCATATAGAAGATGTGTTAGACGATATACTTTTCGATATTTTCGACAGATGTATTGAGTGTATCGAGTTCATCCTCGTATGCTTCTTTGAGCGAAGGCAAGAAATTAACACTTACTTGCGGATTGAGTATTGCCAGATTATGGAAAAGGTTCGCCAGATTTAATCTGAAGTCGTCTACTTTGGCGGCAGTTTCTGTAAGAGTATTGATAATCTTGAGAGAATCGATACAGAGTTGCTGTTTGTTTTTTTGCTCGGCGAGCATTGTTTTAAGTTCTTCGTTGTGTTTGGTTGCTTTATTCATACGAAAAAAAATTATTGATTGTTTATGATTGACTTAAATGTGCGAAGAGTTATAAAAAACTCAGGTGCGGGGTGCATAACTATTTTCGAGAACAACTCCGCTTTCGATATGGCAGGGAACTCCTTTATGAGTGTATCGTGTGTGGAAACGAGTGCTATCTGCAGCCGTTTCTTTTCTTGTAGTCGGGGATACACTCGACGGAAGTATGCGTAAATAAGTCGTTCTGCTTGTTTTTCGGAGATGTAAAATCTCGGAGCAGGTACTTGTCTGATAGAGTACCTACCGATACAGGAAGGTATTGTTTGCCGAATAGCGATGTTTCTTTCTTGTGTTAAAGTCATACACAAAGGGGTATTGGTTAATTACGACTATAACACAGGTATCGGCTGTGAATATGCAAAGGTAACAAAAAAAGATACGCAAAACGCCCAAACACGATACGGAAAACGCCCAAAATAACAAGCAGTACGGAAAACGCCCAAAGATAGAGGCGGATGTTGTTATTTTCGCACAACATACTTAACAATAAATAGATATGAAAGTAGATGACAAAGATGGTATGGTAGTGGAGCAGCAGACTACTACTGTGGCAACACCCAATAGGGATAAGTTGTTGAAAGGTCTGCAGAAGCGAGGCAGTAAGCTTGCCGACGATGCCGACTATGAGGCAATCATCGGGGAGGCAATGCCGAGATACAAGGAGCTGGAGAATGGTCATAGAGCGATGTCGGAAGACAACGCTATGATACTCGACGCTATAGCAAGTAATCCAGAAGCGGGTAAACTGCTTGACGAGTTGCTTGGAGTAGACAAGGATGGCAACTCAAAATTTGTAGACGAGGTAAAAAAGAGAGCCGAGCGTATTGCAGGCGACAAGAAGGCGGCAGACGATATGGTAGCCAACCTTAATAAGTCGTTCGATAATATGGAAGAGGCACTGACGGAACTCGAAGCTACGGAAGAAGAGAAGGCTGCCGTAATAGACCTTATCAATAATCTGATATCGGGAAATATCTCGAAACAGATGATAAGAGACTATGTGCAAGGTTTACGCCACGATGACGATGTCGACGACGCTAAGGTAGCGGGCTTGGTAGAAGGAAAAAATTCGGTGATAGACAAGAGTAAACTCGAACTACGAGAAGGCGATGATTTGCCGACGCCGAAGAACAGCGGCACACCGAAGAGAGAGCCAAAGCCAGATGGCGACGGTCTGCCTCTCGGAGTAAGAATAAACCCCGCTAACTATATGCGGAAGGTAGATTATTAAAGATAAAAACAATTAATCATAATTATAACGATGGACAAGAGAATTAGATGGATTTTTGGATTACTGTTTGTAGCAGTAGCAGTGTTGGGGGCGTTTGGAGTGATAGACTTCGGTACGCTTTTCGGAGCGTCGACAGGTGTGGGTATGGCTTTTGCCGCAGTAGCAACACCCGGTATCGACGGAGCAGGTAAGCATTTGAGCGGAGAGGGAAATGGTCTGAGTTTGGAGAATGCGAATGCGTTTTCGCCTGAGATGATTTCTCACGAGTACGACCGACAGGTAGTAATGATGGGGTTGGGAGGCGTGCCCGTAAATACGTTTATGCGACATTTGCCTCATAAGGAAGTGAGCAGTATGGATTTTGGTTATTTCTCTGTCGACTTGCGACAGGTGAAAGCCGTAACGACAGGTACGGCAGTAGCGGCAGGGGGTGAACAACAACAGGTAGAGGTAGGAGCGTTGCATTCTATCTTCGATATCAACGACCAAATCTATATCGAGGGTATAGACGGACATAAGAAAGGCGAGGCAACGCCTACTGTGGGACTGCCGTATAACGCAATCGTCATCGGTAAGACAACAACTCCGACTCCGAAGCTGATAATACAGCCTATTAACGGTACACCTATCACAGGCAAAGAAAATAATACCGAAGGTCTTGCCATACCTACGGGCACGAACATTTATAGGATAACCAATCTTATAGATGAGGCACAGAACTACAACACTGACACATCTGCATATCCGCAAGAGACAAGACAATTTATGCAGATATTTATGGCGACTATCTCGGAAACCGAACTATCGCAGAGTGAGAAAAAAGAGATTGACTGGGGCAAGGTGCAGATGAACCAACTGGCGATGCACGAGATGATGAGAGATGAGGAGGCTGCTACATTCTTCGGAGTAAAGAGCTACACAAAACAGCTACTTCCGAAGACAAGAATGGTATATACTTTCGACGGATTCGAAGCTCAGGCACTCAAAGGCGGTTCGCCTGTGATAACGAAATCGAAATCTGCATTGCTTGCCAATAACGGAGAGGCTGAGTTGGTAGACTTGCTTGAGAAAGTTTTTGTTGGCAACAGTGGTAACAATGCAAGGTATATGTTTGCGGGCTCGGGTGTTATCTCGACATTGTCGAAGATAAAACTCAGCGATAAGAGACCTGTGCTGAGAAACGAGGGCAATTACGCTCAGTTTGGTGTAACCTTCACGAAAATGTCGAGCAACTTTGGTACTTTGTATATCTATCTCCATCCTACGATGGATGTTTACGGACGTAAAGACACTGCTTTTATCGTAGACTTGTCGTATGCTGACAAGATGATACGTGAGCCATTACGTGCAGACAACATTGACGTGTCTGAATATAGGGGGGACAAGAAGCGAGTAATCGAGACATTTGCTCCGGTATTCAAGTATCCGAAGTCGCACGCAATCTTCAAATTGACTGCATAAGTATTTATTTTTTTAATCGAGAGAGGGCTATGCTCTATGGTGTAGCCCTTTTTAAAAAGGAGAAAAAACAGGTATGGTAAGAAAATATTATAGCGGCTATTTGAACTATTGTTTCACGACTTTCTACAAAGACAAGAAATTTGTTTTTGATTTTGTTCCGTTGGAAGGCTATACTCGTGGAATACTCTACCTTAATAGAGAGGAAGATATGGAAGCACTCGAGGCGAGCGAAGAATTCAAAACGGGGGTTATCACTTTGGCAGAGGTTTTAGGAGAAAACGAAAGCGACCAGCAAGACGATGGTAATCCTCAAAAGAAACAAAAGAAACAAAAGAAACAAAAGAAACAAGAGGAGCAAGAGGAAGGAGGTAAAGGAGAAGTAGTGGTTTTCGATGAAGTAACCAAGCTACAAGAGGCGAAACATATACTTTCGGGAGAACCGTACAATGTATCGGTTTCGAACTTTATGAACAAGGAGACAATCCTGCAAAAAGCACAAGAGGTGGGAGTATCTTTTCCGAACCTTCAATAAGAGAGCAATATGACGAGGTCGGACATCATAAAGAAGGTGAAGGTAAAGCTTGAGGAGTTCTCGAATTTCGAGAACCAATCTTATGTGCTACCTGCGGACGATATGATGAAGCCTATCGATAGTTATATTGAAGAGACTATGGACGAAGCGACCAGAGAGGTATTGCATATATTGCCTCTTTGGTTTGTTTCATCTATGGGAAGAGATGGAGCTGCCCCCGTAACAATAGTGGCAGACGGGTACGGCACGCACGCCGAGATGAATTTGCCACAAGACTTTTTGAGGCTTGTGGCGGTAAAGCTCAAATCGTGGAGACGAGAGGTGAACGACGGACTGAACCTAATATCGCATACTCACCCAAGATATAAAGAGCAACAGAACCCTGCAACGAGGGGACGAATAGACAAACCTGTGGGAGTATTGACGGGTAAAAAAATAGAATTGTATAGTGCTGCCGACGCCACAGATGTGTTGGAGTACTTCATATATATACCTACTTTGAAAGCTGAACAAGTAGAAGACCTCATTATAGAATATGTAATACTCAATACGGCTGCAAAGGTGATGAGTATTTATGGAAAGATAGACGGAGTGAAGCTGCTGCAAGAGCAGTTGGCTAACAGCATAAAAATGATTGCAAGGTAATATGTCGAAGGTAAAACTAAACAAGAGGAATTATAAGATGTTCGCTAAATCGAATATCTTGAATGCTGCAAGCCCTGCACGCTCTACCTTGTATATCGGTTATGAGAAGAAAAATGAATATGTGGAGTTGTTGAATAGCTGTGCTCAGCTATATAACAACTTTCAAGAATTTAGAGATATGCGAGCAAGAGCTGTGCGATATCTTTTTGGCGACCAATGGGGAGACCCGATAGTAGACCCAGAGACAGGCAAAACCGTAAGAGAAGATACCTATATAAGACGACAGGGGCTAATACCTCTGAAAACCAACGTTATGAGAAAGTTGGTTAATAGTGTTTTGGGGCTATATGCCAATAGTCAGAGTGAGCCTATAGTGGTAGCCAGAGATAGAGACGAGGCAAAAGCGAGCGAAATGATGACGGTAATGTTGCAGTATGTATGCGACATTAATTCATTCAAAGAGATAGACCGCAGAGGTCTTGAGGAGGCTCTTATAAGTGCTATCTATGTGAGCAACGACCAATATATATGGGATAATGAAAGAGGCAGGTTCGATGTATATATGTCGAACGAGAACCCGAATAATGTGTTTTTCAATTCGTCGATGCTCGATGTGCGTATGAGAGATATTGACTTGATAGGAGTACTTCGGGACTATTCTTTTGATGAGCTAAAAAGCACCTTTGCGAGAAACAAAGAACAAGAGAAATATCTGTCGGAATGTTATAGGAATATACTACAATATGCTGACTACCGACAATACAAAGAGTTTTTCGACAACAAGACGTTGAGGTCAAAAAACTTCTATATGCCACAAGAACCCAACCAATGCAGGGTAATAGAGGTGTGGAAGTTGGAGACTAAGGAGCGTCTGAGAGTACACGACACTTTGACGGGCGAGCTGTATAAGGCGGAACTGTCGGAGAAGTCGAGATTTGACAAAATAAATGAAGAGCGAATAGAAGAGCTTGTGGAGCTCGGAGGTGTAGCCGAAGAAGCGTTACTGATAGAGTATGAAGAATATTTTGATAGATATTGGTACTACCGGTATCTTACGCCTGACGGTACTTGTCTGAAAGAAGGCGAGACCCCATTTGCTCACAATAGCCACCCATTTGTGATAACGGCGTATCCGCTGATAGACGGTGAAATACACTCTAAGGTGTATGATGTGATAGACCAACAGAGGTATATCAATAGATATATTACGCAGAGAGATATTATCAACGGCGTATCGATGAAAGGTCTCGTGGTATACGACAAACAGGCAGCTGATAATGCAGGCACTAAACAGAACCAAATAGACAGAGCAATAGCTAAGCCCGGAGCAAGCATAGCAATGGATATGTCAAGAGGACTACCTATACAACAGATAACGTCGAACACCAATGCGGGTGGCGATATGGCAATGGTGAATATGATGTTGGAGATGGTGAGCCAGATATTCGGTAGTAGTGCGGCTATGCGTGGAGAAAAGGCACAGCCGGGCACACCCGCAAGTCTGTACGCTCAGGAGGCGGAGAATAGCAACAACAATATATCGGATTTGATAGCGTGGTATAATAGTGCCAATAGTCGCAGATTTGTGAAGATATTGAAGCTTATACAACAGTATTATACAGAGCCGATGTATATCAATATAGCGGGCAAGAATTACAGCGAAGAGGCAAAATCTTTTGACCCGACAAAGATACAAAACATCGACTTCGATGTAACTGTTAGTAGAGGTCAGAACAGTCTTGCTTACAGAATGGAGAGCGAAAATATGTTGCAGTTCCTTGTGCAATCGGGACTACTGCAAAATATCGATATGGCGATATTCTATGCTGAGAATAGTCAGGCACAATTTAGCCAACAACTTGCAGAGAAACTAAAACAATACAAAGAGACAATGCAACAGGCGGCAGAGGCACAACAGCAAGCTATGGCTATGGCACAACAAGGCGGACAGCCCGATATGCAAGAGCAAATGCAAGAGGCAGGACTTAATGTGGGAGTACCACAAGAGGAGGTAGGGCAATGAGTAGTAAGGTAGACAGTGCTAAGGCGATGGTGCATTTTTGGTATAAGACGAAAGATATATTCGACGAGGTATATAACAGAACATCGTGGATAGGCAAACATCGTCTTGACGGAGAAGGCAACAATATGATAGAGCCTATCAGTTTTAGTAAGGACGAAGCACATACTCTATACAAGCCGTTTCTGAAAGGTGCGGCAAGTGAGGTTTATATGGCGATAAGCTCGCATAATAACGATTTACCTCGAGACTACAAAACGTATGCAGTAGATAGCAATACTGACATCAACGATATAACCGATAGTAAAGATAGTGTGTACTTTGCAATACAGAGCGAAGGAGGCGACTTGCATTTGATGGAAGCCGTAGATACTGCTATATATGAAGCTATCATCAATTATATAATATGGAAGTGGCTGTTGATAAGCAATACCCCAGAAGCTCAAAAGGTGTATTTTCCTTTGTACAAAGATGCAATGGGGCAGATGAAAGACGGAGTGCGTAAGTTGGCGTGCTTTGCGATAGGACGAGTAACAAGACATTTATATTAAAAAGAAATTATAACTATGTTGGAAATCAAGAAACTTGGAGAAAAGACGATACGTATAGCGGACACGGCGACAGGACGGAGCTATACGGGTAGTGCGACGTATAAGGTGAGCAGTGTGGGCGGAGATACTGTCTGCTTGCAGTCGATATACGATGACAATGAGCCGGTGTTCGTGGCACGTGTGGCAGACATAACGATAGACGGAGCGGCACAGACGGATGTAAGTGCTTGCTTGGTGGGTCTTAATGCTTTCATCGGGTCTTTTGAGAGGGCAGCCGCTAATGGTGGCGGCGTAAGTCCCGTCTTTGAGGATTGGGTAATTAAGGTAAAAACCTCTACGACACCAATCGAACTGACAGAAGCACAGGCGGATGAGTTTGGGGGGCTTTGGGAGATGTTGAGAATGTCGAGATTTTTGTTTAACGGAGGTAGACTGTCGGGGCGAATAGTGTTTGGAAAAGTGAAAAAGTTGCTGTCGGATGCCATTTATCTGTTTTCGAATAGCTTAATAGAGACTTTGGAGTTTCCTGAACTGACAGAAATTCATCCTAACGGTAGCTTGTCTTTTGCGGCGACAAGTTGTGCAAAGCTGAAAGAGATAGCTTTTCCAAAACTATCGAAATTCTCTATCGGCAATATATGGAGTGCTTTTGACGGCAGCCCTATTCTTAAGAAGGCGACAGTACACTCGGCATTCATTGAGGTACAGGTCGGGCAGTCTGTTGGAGCTTTGTATAGTGCTCCGAATATTACAGACCTTACTATCACGACGAAGATAACGGCGAACTCTGAACTGCGACACCAGAAAAATCTGTCGTCTGCGTCGGTATTGCACGTATTGCAACAGCTTGATACGGCTACAACAGGGAAGTATATTCAGTTTGGCGATATTAAGATAGCGGCGACTGACCCACTGAAAGCACAGATACAGGCGGCAATAGACGCACGGACAAATTGGACAATCACCGGTATAACATTGTTGTAAGACAAGACTATGAAGAAGCAAAATCAGGGACAATGTGAAGCCCCGAAGTGGTATGGAGCACCAACACCAGAGCGGATAAGGCTCGAAGAAGTGGCGGGCAAGTGGTGGTATTGCGAAGTATTGGGCATATACGCACACAACGGCTATCTTGCTACTTGTGAGTGTTCGACAGGTTGGGTGCTTGTGCAGGATGCGGTGAAAGAGGCAGACGAGGCTCGAAAAATGAAAGAAATGGAAGACAAATACAATATAAAAGAAGACGAATATGGTGGAGTTTTTTAAAGGAGTGGTAACGGCGGTAGTGGCGTGGGTATTGGCGGTTTATACGTCGTATACGGATGCTTTTCTGACGTTGTTTGTAGGGTTTACGCTGAATATCTTGCTCGGCGTTGGTGCAGATGTAAACATTAACAAGAAAGCGTTTAGCTTGCGAAAGGCGACGGACGCATTGCTTTTGTTATTGTTTTACTTTATGTTGATAATATTCATTCACGTGGCACTCGGTAGGCGTTATGTGGACTTGGCAAATACGATGATAACGTGGCTAACGTACATTGTGGGGTATTTCTATCTGACAAACATATTTCGGAATGCAAAGGTACTATTCCCTACGTCGAAAAGTATCAGGTTTATCTATTCATTCCTAAGTACCGAAGTGCTATATCGGTTAAAGGCGTATCTTGGGTTTCGGAAGTACAAGGATGATAACATTAACTCTAACACAGATAGCGAATTATGATGCCAAAAATAAGCGAACATATAACGTATGCAGAAGCGACGGTAAGCAACAAGGCGAAGCAGCTCGGCATATCGAACACTCCGAATGAAAAGGAGCTACTGGCAATGAAGCTACTTGCGGAAAAGGTGTTCGAGCCTCTGCGGGAGTGGTACGGCAAACCGATACAGGTAACATCATTCTTTCGGTCGGCGAAGATAAATAAGGCTATTGGCGGAAGTACTACGAGCCAACATTCACTCGGGCAATCTATTGATATAGACACAGTTAGCGACAACAAAAAGCTATTCGACTATATCAAGGACAATCTACCGTTTGACCAATTGATATGGGAGTACGGTACGGACGCTAATCCCGATTGGATACACGTAAGCTATACCGAAACACGCAACAGAAAGCAGGTATTGAGAGCGACGAGGAACGGCGGGAAAACTGTTTACTTGCCTTATAAATAAAGGAGTAGAGACTATGCAAGAAGACAAAGTAAACCATCCGAAGCACTACACAAATCACCCGAGCGGTATAGAGTGTATCGAAATAACACAGTACCACGATTTCTGTATCGGCAACGCAATAAAATACTTGTGGAGAGCAGGAATTAAAGGGGCAGATACGGAAGTGGAAGACTTACAGAAAGCAATTTGGTATATAAACAAGAAAATAGAACTAATCAAAAAAGGAGATACAAAGCAATGAAACATAATCTTTTAGTATTCCATAATTTACTGATTTTTATTTTGGTTTCGGTTGTAATGGGATGTACGCCTGTAAAGCGTACGTCCTCAACCGAAATTAAATCGAAGGTAGATTATTCGGAGATAACCGACGAACTCCGTACACAACGGACACAGCTCGACAAGGTTACCGAGACAATGAGCAAGACGAAAGAGCAGATAGCCGAGTGGCTCAATGAAAACGTAAACTACGAGGAGCAAAAGTACGACAGTCTGGGGCGGCTGATAAGCTCGATAAAGCAGACTACAAGCCGCAACGGCGGTACTAACGTGGTAAAACAAGGCGATACATACGTATACGAAGGCGTAACAGTGCAGCAAGTAGATAGCATAGTATCGGCACAGATGAAGCAATTACGGTCGGAATTGGAGGCTAAGAGCACCGAGAAGAAAGAGCCGAAGTGTATAGGCGTATTTGGGGGGATAATGATATTCCTAATGCTCGCCCTCTTAATGTTTGTGTGTGTCTACGGGTTATATAATATCTGGAATATATGCGACCGCCCGAACCTTTGGCGAATGTTCGTTGAGTGGGTGCGAAGATTGTTTAGGAGGAGATAAGGAAATGAAAGAAGGCAGGTCGGTAAACATAGAGCTGAGAGGCATATCAAGGAATGGTAGTGCCGGAATGCAGACAGACGGATGTATGGATGAAATCATCAATCTGCGGCAGGAGGCGGGTACGTTACGACCTGTGGGAGCTTATTCGAGTCTGAATAGAGACGTAGATATGTCTGGCTACGATAAGGTATTTGTCCATACGACAGCGATATGGAAGAATTATCTTGGAGTGCGAGGAAAAGAACATAATTATAGCCTTGAATATTTTGCCTCAGGCACAGAGAATACCATATCTCCAATAACACCGCAGAATATAGGAGATTGCGGTAGTAACGATGTGGAGTTTAACCAAGCGGGTAATATAGCAGTATTGTGCGGAGAAAGCACATACTTCTGTCTGAGATATGATGTTAAGAGCAGGAAATATATTCGTATCACAAACGATTTCAACGGGCAGGCTGAAGACAGAATATTGCCGCCTAATTTGGATATACGTTTCAGGGTAGACCTTAATACATATACGCCGACGTATAGCAGCAAAGAAATTCCTGAGCCGATAATAACAGTATGTCAGACAGCAGAAGACGCACGGAAATCGTCGGAGGACGAACGGAAGGAATGTAGCAAACTGACAATGCAACGAATACTAAGGAAGGAGCGTGAAAAAGGGCGTCTAAAAGGGTTCTTTAAGTTAATATATGCATATGAGCTATTTGACGGCAGTCACATATTGCAGAGCCAACCTATACTAATGCCACAGGCTAACGACAAGTTCGTGAGATGGAGTAGTGGAAATTTGAACTATCTTACCGACGATGCGGTGTGGTATCAGAGTTTTTTGTATGGTCTGGAAGCCGTTTGGAATGAGGTTCGCATACGGAATTATGGCTCTCAGGGATGGACGGAACACTATGAGGGCGACAATAACATATACTATCGTCCCGTAACTCCCTCAAGGAGTATACCATATTCGTTGGCGCAAAAATTTGCTGGTATTGATTACACGCACAACCTATTCTGCTGCATAGGTTTGGATGATGAGCAACTGAAAAGAGATATGAGTCATTATACACATCTATGCGTAAGCTACTCGAATAGACTACAATATAAGATAAAGAGTGGTATATCGTCGGAATACAAAGATGTATTCAAAGGAGTATCGGTATTTATTACAAGGGAGGTGTACGGGTATGATACGGGTAGCAATCCTAACCGTTCTCACATAGAGGCAGACGATTATAAGGTTGAGAATTATATTTTCAATCCTAAGACGGACGTAGATATAATAAAGGAGCTGGAAGCTAATAGTGTATACTATAAGGTAGCGAACATATCTTTTGATAAGTTGCAATCGCCCACAAAAGAGTGGGTCGACATTGATTTGGAGACAGATAAGATATTGGCTAACTTGGAGGCACAAGATAGGCTGCGAGTATCGGAAGACGAACGAAAGAGCTATATGCCTAAAACATCGTTTACTTATAATGGCAGGCTGCATATAGCAGACTATCGTAATATTGCATTCAGAGGTTTTCCGCTGAATTATTTTTACAACGAAGAGGGTAGAGGACAGTTCGAGACGAAAAGGAATATAATATGGCGACATAAAGTAGACAACGAGATACGAGACGAGTGGCGTGTTCGCAACTTTCCTATGATAAGTGTAGAGGTAGATATAGAGACCAATACGGACGATATTAAGGTAGTGAGATACGAGAAAGTACCTCTGCTTAGCAGAGGTATAACGGTGGACGACTCAACGATAGGAGTATTGGGTATCCTAAATGAAAACAATGGAGTGAGTACGTATTCACTCAATCCTATGGTATCGTATCCTGACGGTAGGGCTAAGAAAATAACAATCACAATACAAGACTGCAGAGATGGACAGAATTACCTAAAGAGACTTGTACTGCCACTGAAAGAGGATGAACTCAATAATTGTGCATACTACATATCGCCTGACCTAAAACCGATAGATATAACAGTTGACAAGGTTTGGAACAGTACTCCTCTAAAGTTACCTCAGAGTAATTTCGGAATGGATATCGAGCATAATATGCTCAAGGTGAGCCAAACAGGTAATCCGCTATACTTTCCTCTATCGAATACATATAGGGTAGGCAGTGGAAGAATAATAAAGCTAATGTCGAATACGGTGTCTGTGGGTGAAGGTCAGACGGGAGCAGCTCCTCTGATGGTGTTTTGCAGTGATGGTATATGGGCATTGATGGTTGATTCAAGCGGACAAGTGGCATACACAAACTCACGCCCGATAAGTAGAGATGTAATTAATGGTAGAGATAATGCCAAGAATGTACAGGGCGGTATAGTTTTCGCCACAGACAGAGGTCTTATGCTATTGAGCGGTGCTGAGGTAACGGAGATAGGCGAGACGGTGGAAGGTAGAGTGTCGCGACACTTTGAGAGTAGCCCGAGTGCAGAGAAGCTGTTGTATGCAAGAGAACTATACGATAACGAGAAAAGTGTGAGGCTGCTAAAATCGATAGACCTAACAGAGTTCAAGGATTATCTGAAAGATATACGTATGGGTTATAACTACAACAAGCAGGAGCTAATGGTGGCTAACCCAAATAAAGAATATTATTATGTATTGTCGGCAGTGGGTAGGTGGTACAAGCTGTCGGGTAAGATACGTTTCTTTGTGGAGGACTACCCAAAGACCTACGCCTGTATAGCCAATAAGTTGCTTAACGTTGGACGAGAAGAAGGCAAGACGGCAGAGACGGGCTTCGTTACAAGAGCTATGAGGCTTGGAGAACAGACATTCAAGAGACTGACACGTGTAATATTGCGTGGATGGTTTGGTGTAGAGCGAGAAAGTTGGGTAAACCATATAGATTGCCGAGATATAAATATGACACCTCTGACGGAAGACCGTATAGACCTGAGGCAACCAAGCATAAGGAGCATAAAACTAAAACCGAATAAATCGCAAATAACAGAGCTGTTCAACCCAGAAAAACAATCCAAGCGAATATCGAAGACATTGGACATATCGGTAGAAAGCAGCCTGAGGTACTCATACTCGGGAAAGGGCGACATAGAAGTAGAGGGTGAGCTATATTTTCCGAAAGAGCAATACCTAAACTTATTTGCTGAGGGTAGTAACAGTATAATAGAGGTGGCGGTAAAACTGAAATATGCCATATCGTCGTACAAAGACGGTTTCAAAAATCTTACTGTCAATGGTCTGGACAGACGTACATATACCATATATATAAACTATACCAACTGCGGAGAGGTAAATGAGGACAGAGTGGCGTTTCGGTCGTCGACGGGCGATGAATGGTATTCGGAATCGGGCAATGTGTATAATAACAACTTTGAGACAGTAAGTAAAAACTGGGAAAGGACAGGAGAAAAAATCATAAGGGTAGCCGACTTTGCTATGGGAAGTGTAGGTAATCCTTTAACGCAAGAGGTAGCTGCAATTCCTTACGTGAGATTCCCGATAAAGATGGTGATACCGCAAGGAGAGACTACCGTTCCCATATTCATAAAGGAGGGTAATGGTATATCTGTAGAAAGCGAGGGAGTAGAGGCTATGATAAATAGCGTTACCTTGTCGTATGATACCTATTATACTTTTCGTATTCCTCAAAGCAATAGTCTGACGAAAGAAGATAATGTCGGGGTAAAACGACTGTCTATAGATGACTTATCCAAGTCAATCGTTAGCGGACAAGACGGTATATTAGGAACGTTGCGACCCACTGCTCGAGAAAACCTATTGGCAGAGACAGGTAGTAGGGTATTGGGAGACTACGAGGTTTATAACGTGATGTGGACACAAGGCACGCATACACTACCGTACATTACTCTGCTTGAAAATATGAAGACAGGTAAGTACTCAGAGACATACAAAGAGATAGATACTACTTTTTTGCTTGAAGCAGACAAAGCGTATGCTCTGAATACACTTGACAGCGACAGATATGTATTCTTCAATGACAAGGGCGACCACGATATAACATACTCTCGACTGGTGTCGAGTATAAGAAGAGGCGTATATCCTGATTACGATGAAAACGGGATAATACCTGAATATGTATATCTGTCCAAGGGTAGATGTATAACAGTAATAAATGGATGGACGGGGAATAGTATCGGAGATGGTTTTGTATATACGGGTGAGACCGGCAGAGTGTCGAGCAAATATATACTTGAGATGACTCAATCGAATAACCCCAACAAGACACCAATACCATATATCAATAGCGGTTATATGTTGCGTATTAAGAATAATAGTAAAATATTGGTACAGACGGATAGCCAATCGTGGCGTATAATATTCAAAGAGCTACCATTGAATCAATCACACTTTGACATATCTGCCTCACAACTAATAAACAATATAACTTTAAAAAAGTATGAATTTATTTCGGACTACGATAAAGGTCATCCTATCTTTCTGAGAGAGGGGGCTACGAGATTGGTTACCCGAGAAGGTATTGTTTACGAGATAGATTATGTGGGAGATAGCCCTATACCGTATGATAAGCTAATTCAAAACTTAGAGGCGGGGAAATATGCTATCATAGCACCACAGACACAACGCTATGCAGGTCTATATGTATATGGAAGCTATGACGGCAAGCAATGGGCATTGCTCGGCAGAGTAGAGAGAACAGGAGAATTTAGAGACTTGGGGTGCTTGGTAGAGCGTAACGATTGCAAATATTACAAGGTTATGTTTTTTGGCAACCTTAATATTAATAGCGAAATAGATTATTTAGAGGTACAAGGTGGCGATACTTTGTATGGGGAAAAAATAAGATAGCGATTATGGAAAAAAAAGATACAAAGACTCAAAAGAAACCTGGACCTCCGAAGGGGGTAACAAACAACCCCAAAGGCAGACCGAAAGGGATACCCAACAAATTGACCAAAGAGAGCAAGGAAATATTGCTGCATATTTTTGAGACACTATCTGATGTGATAGTGTCTGAGTATCTAAACATAGATAAAGTAAAGAGCCTACCGCCTGAAGTGCTATTGGAATTTTATATAAAGATAATACCATATCTAATACCAAAAGCTGAGGCGAAGACGGAGGAAAAGAGCAATGTAAGTATACAGTTCGATAGATTGCTGACAAGTTTCGGGGTGCGGAGCGAACTACCTCAATAACCGGAGATAACTTGCCATACCGCTTCGTTCATTCGGTCTATAACGGAGAAATCTTTTTTGATGTATCCCATAGTAACCTTATGTGCCGATGTGTGATTTAGAGCGAAAGCGACCTGCTCTGTAGAAAATCCACAGACGTTTTGAGCTATTGTAGCCCACGAGTGTCGGAATACATATGTGGTAACCTTAGGTAGATTGTATCGAGTACATACGGACAATAATCCTTTGTTTATGGCAGTAGAGAAGTAGTCGGGTGTATGGTATTGTTCGGCGAAGTTGAAGAGGTGATCCTTACCCTTATAGACATCAATCAAATATCGTATATGCTCGGGTATAGCAATCTCGATATAAGCCTTGTCGGGTCTTGTGTTTTTTGTTTTTGCACGGTTGTAGCATAGTTTATGGTCTCTTAGGCAGTCGGGCAACATTTTATAAAGGTCGACCGTATTGATACCCGCCAGAGATATAACCATAAGACAGACATCGATAGCCATTTGCTCACGAGGATATATAGGGGTAGCGGATAAAATTTTCTTTATGACATCTGGACCTACTGCTCTGGGTTCGGGTACATCTACTTTTGGTATCTTTACAGCCCTGAATGGCTGATGGGGTATTTTTATGATATTCTTATCATAGTCGTTATATTCGAGACATCCTTCTTCGAAGAGTTTCTGAATGCAGATAGGATACATATTCTTTGCCCGTTTAGTATGCGAAAGAGCATCGACCCACTTGCGGATGGTAGACGAAGTAATGTCTGAGAACATAATGTCGTTTGTACCTAAGAATAGACTTAAAGACCTAATGGCAGTACGATAGTTAGCAACAGATTTATCTCTGTGCTCATTATACATTTTACCGATGTACTTATCTGCAAATTTAGAGAAAGATATTCCTTGTTTATCGGAGAGTAGCAGATTCTTAATCTCTTTTGCAGTCCAAGACTCTGAGTTGTATTCGGCAAGTTTGCCTATATATTCCTTAATCTGACTGTAGCAATTGGCTAATATGATATTGTCCGTAATCTCGTTTCGCTTATTGATGTTTGACTTATGTATTAAGTATGATGTCCTAATATAGTCGGTCGTCGAACGAGCCGATATACGAATATATACAGCGTTAAATTCCTTGTTGGTCCTTGTGACTGGAGTGAAGGTAGCCATATTGAGTTTGTAATTTATTTGTAATTTTTTTCGATTAAAACAGCGAAATTATTTTCCCCTTTTCGACTACACAAAAAAATGTATCATAATAAAAAGCCCTGATAATAGGGCTTTCGGTGTTGTGTCCTCGCAGGGACTCGAACCCTGGACCCACTGATTAAGAGGCTGGGGAATGTGGTTGTTAATCAAATGCTTATGTCTGCAGCGTAATTTTTGTCTAAAAGTTTATATAGAATCTATCGGCAGCAGGAATATTAGACTTGAACATTCTCCTCCAACGAACCATACCATCACAATTCTTTTCATAAAAGGACTCTATAACCGAAGATTCTTTATAGACGGTAATTCCTGACACATAAAACTCATTATTGATACGAATAGCTTTTGCGTCTTTATTGCCTACTTTATATGAGATAACATTAGCAAATACATAAGGGCTACTTTCTTTTGCAAAAGACTTGTGTCTGCCTTCCTTAGGGACGTTGCTCTTTTTTATAAAATCACAGTCTCCATATAGAGGCGGCATAAAAGTGTACTCGTGAATAGTTTTATGTGTCATAGGCGGAACGCATATTATAGGTTTCTCGTGGTAAGAGACCGATTCGCTTTTAGCATTGGTATTTCGCACGGTTAGCTTATTGGACGAAGCGTTGCCTGTAAGTAAGTATTGAGATGTAGCAATAGCTGCATTTGCTATCTGAGAGGAACCGGTAGTCATTCGCTCAGCATACTCACTTTCTGAAAAAGTACGGTTACGATAATAGTCGTATGCAGAACGATTTTTAACAAAGAAACTTTCGCTTAGGTCTATAAAGATAATGTCGTTTGTTTTATTGTAAAACATAAAACCTACATTACCACCGTTACCCCAAAGATTATAGAGAAGTTTACAGTTGTCGTCTTCGTATACAATGTACTTGGAGTTGTCTTGTGAGATTCTTTTGTCTTCTGAAGACACCTTATATACCTGATAGTAGTAACTATTTGATACGCAAGAAGACGTAAGGATTGCCGCGGCAACCAAAAAATAAAAATGTTTTTTCATTTGAAACATAGTATTTTAGTTATTATTTTTTGTAACAATAGCCGCAAGGTCGGAGCGTCTTGCGGGCTTCCGACAACTTGGCATATTTGATTTCACCTTTACAGTTTTTCACTCCTCTACACTCATACCGGTGGTAGCACTTTGAGTACTTGCCTGTACAGATAATTACTTTGGGGTCGTTGTCTTGCTGTTGAGATACAGATAAGGCGGTAGTCGGTATCAATACAACCGACAAAATAAATAAGATTGATAATGTTACTCTTTTCATTTGAATGAATGTTTTTATTATTAATATTTTTATTGCGTATGGTTATTCTTCGTATTCTTGTTCTTCTGGCGAAGAGTAATATTCGTAATACGTTTTATTAGACATTATTACAAAATTCCAATAATTAACTATCTTATCGGGATCATCTTTGTCTTTCATAGTAGCAGTTTTTATAACAAACATTTTTGTACTACCCGTATATGCCTTTATTAAATTATCGTCAGCATATTCTGACCAAAGTAATTTACATCCATATCCTTTTATAGCTTTCATATATTCAAGATACTTTTTATTAGTATTTACTTGTAACCTCAAATATTCAACTTTTAAAGAATTAGTATTAAAACTACAATCCAAGAAAGATAGTGCTTTATCTGAATCGTATATATATCTATCATAATCAAATGACATAATAGAAAAAGGAATACCGTCGCCTGTTGTTTCTCGGAATTCCCACCCTTTTTCAGAAAGAAACTCCTCCACATAGGAAACATCTTTTCCTAAAAGAGAAAGTAGTTCGGACATCGATAAATTTTGTGCTTTCGATACGATACTTATGAGTATCAGTAGTAGTGTAAATGTGATCTTTTTCATTATTTTTTAATCATCTATATCAATAGTTATATCAAACGATTTACTTCCATAATCAACAGTACATTCCCCATATTCATCGAACTTATCGGAGTTAAACATACTATCATCGAGGTAACCTCCATTAGGGAAATATATGTATACAACTCGACAGTCTTCTACATCTACATCAAGGGTATAATATGCAGAATAACCAGTATCGGAGTTTGTGTAGTATACGTCAGCGGAATATGTTCCATCTTCTACGGGGCAATCATAGTCGCCCCCATAGTAATAGTTTTCTACATCGTCATAATATGGAAGACGAGGGCGAGGTTCTGAAGTTTGTGTAATTAATTTATCATCTTGTTTAATATCTTCTTTAGGGTTTATTATATACCACACAACAAATCCTATATTCCACAAAATAGCCACCACTCCCAAAATTAAAGGTAAAAAAGTTAGTGTGAATGTAAAAAAAACAAAGATGTAGTCGCCTATCTTTTTCATATTCGCTATTCTAATCTAATTACACCGACGACAATACTAAGGCTGCGAATGTCGGACTTGGGTATCGGGAACGGCGGATATACGTCTTTGTTGTCGCTGACGAGCATTACGAAGTCCTTATTTTCGTGCTCGTATACTCGCTTTACGAGTGCACCTTGCGAGGTATCGAGGACGTATATTTTGCCCCATTGGAAAAATAGAATATCCTCAATCTTTTTACAGCCCAATAGATCACCATTGCTATACTTGGGATACATCGAAGAACCCGACACTCGAATAATAAACTCCGCTCCACGTCTGTCGAACTCGGGTATCACATATCGCTCGCAATCTTCGACCATTACGCCCTCGTTGTCGGTAGAGAGGTAGCCTGCTAGAGCCTCGAAAGGTATCAAGGGTAATGCTTTCTGCTTGTCTGCTGCGGAATCGTCGGTAGCAGTGCGGAGCATTTCACCTTCACCAGTAAGAAGCCAACTTAAATTCAATAGAGGATATTCTTTGATAATAGAAGATATTTTATCTGAACCAATACTACTTTTTATATTGTTAATGTAGCCAGTAGACCATCCTACTTTCTTTTCAAAAGTATTTTGCCCTATATTTTCGCTCTTTAAAAAAGTCATAAGTCTTTCTTTTGTTGTATTTTCCATATATCTATTATTTGTAATCATTCTAAATAATGGCTCTTATCGAAAATAATCAATAAAATATTTGGTCGTATTGAATATCTTCTATACTTTTGCATTGTGGTTCTACCACGAAAAAGCACTACCTCTGGTGAGAGGTGTTACTTGGCGGTAAAAACTTTTGCAAAGGTAGTGTTTTTTTTGAAAGAATAAACAAATGGTGCTGATACCGCCATAATAAAGAATAAGGGAAAAAAGACTTTTGGGAGCTCTGTATCAAACATCGGCAACGATGGGGGGGCTTCTGAGAGTCTTTTATTTTTTAAGTGTTGTACATGTTGTACCAAATATCAAGAAAAGAGGTAGAGGAGCTAATAGCAAGTGGCATAGCTATCGGAGTGCAAAGAGCATTGGAGAGCGTGTGTGAGCGTCCTCGATATATTTCGCAGAATAAAGCGTATAAACGTTTCCGCAAAGCACGGGTACAACAGTGGGTAGAGAGAGGCTTAGTAAAGCCTATGCCAAACGGAAAAGGAAAGACCTCTACGGTGAACTATGAACTGGCACAGTTGCTCAAGGCGGAAGCGTGCGAAACGATTGTAATCTACAAAAGCTAATACCGATATGCAAGCACAAGAATTTAAACAAATTAAAGACAGGGTGAAGCAAGGTATACGTGTACCTGCTACTATGAGTTGGATAGGTGATGATATTGTATTTATCGACTGCGATATAGATGTAACAGAGGAGTATGCTCTGAACATCTGCGGTAAGGGCTACGGACGTACGGAGTACGAGGACGGACGAGGATATTTACCTACCTACGATGAGTTTGTGATAGATATAGAAGAAGTGCACGCTTTCCTTATTGACGATACATCGGCAGAGGTAGAAGAATTTACTGCAATGCAAGAAGCCGAACTAATCGAAGCATTGAATAACAATATAACAGTAGAGTTATGAGACGTGCATACATAGAGTATAAGGTAGTGAATAGGACAACAGGTGAGGTATTCGCCGAGCACCGTACAAGAGAAGATAACCTAAACTTCGACTGCTATATGAGACGAGGCTACGACTATGAGAGGTATGCCTGCGTATGCAGTGCGATAAAGCCCGCAACGATGAGCAAAGCGGACGAGAGGTTTCTCGAAAGACTTTTCAGATAAGATTGACAACAGACAACTAAAAATAAAATAGATATGGACAGCAAACAAGCAAAAGCGATGTATAGAGTATCGGATGTAACGGGTATGATACTTGGCGGTATAGGCACGGCGATGCTGTGTGTAGGCGAGCCGATAGGACTTGCCGTGATGGGCGTGGCGGGCGTGTTGCTTATGGCGGCGGTCGGCTTGTATGGCAAGGCACACCACGACACAGAGGATGGCAAGGATAGATATTACAATATCAGAAGTCAAGTAAAATAGATATGAACATTTAAAAAAAGTAAAGTACTATGCAAGAAATTATTTTGTTAAAGCAAGAGCCAATAATAGAGTATTCTCTATTGGCAGAAGTAGGAGAAGCTATTCGGACAAGAATTGCGGACCTGAATTTGGACGGACAGGTAGTAACAGACCAGACGGTGAAATCTGTGAAGGATATGCGTGCGGAGCTAAACAAGGAATTTGCCGAGTTTGAGAAGCAACGTAAATTCATCAAAGAAGCAGTATCGAAACCTTATCAAGAATTCGAAGCCAAGTATAAGGAGTTTGTCGCCAAGCATTATAATGAAGCGGACGACACTCTGAAAGGTAAAATCTTCTCGTTCGAGAACACGCTGAGGCTCGAAAGAGAGAAAGAGCTACAAGGCTACTTTGCGGAGCTTTGCGAGGCTAAGGGAATAGACTTCGTGCCATTCGGACTAATGCACCTGAACATTACGCTATCGGCAAGTCTGAAGTCGCTCAAGACTCAAATATTGGAGTTTGTGAGCAAGGTAGAACAGGACATCGAACTCGCCAAGACGGTGAGCGACAGCCAAGAGTTTAACGACAATGTGATGTACGAGTATCGCCGCAGTCTCGATATTAATGCCGCTATCAATACGGTAAAAGAGAGGGAGCGGGCTCTAATTGTCGCAAAAGAGAGAGCAGAGGCAGAGGCTAAACGCAAGGCGGAGGCAGAAGAACAGGCTCGACTACAAGCAGAGAAAGAAGCAACGGAGCAGCCAACTGTGGCAGAACCTCTGAAAGCTCCAACGGTGGAAGAACAACAGCCAACCAATACCGGTACTGCTGAGGAGTTCGAGATGACCTTTACCGTAAAAGGTACTATCGAGCAATTGAAAGCACTTAAACAGTTTATCGTGGATAACAATATAAAAATAATGGAATAATATGAACGCAATAACTAATCAAAGAGTATCTATCAGCAAGTTTTTTTCGAATGAAAGCACGAGCAACTTCTTGCAGCAGCAGCTCGGAGCGAAGAAGTCGGAGTTTGTAAGCAACGTAATAGCAATCACGGACGCAGACGCAAGCCTGCAACAATGCGAACCTGCGGAGCTTATGAAGTGTGCAATGAATGCGACGGCACTAAACCTGCCACTAAATAAGAACTTAGGCTATGCCTACGTGATAGCCTACAACTCGAAGCAGAAAGACGGCAGCTACAAGATGACGCCACAATTCCAAATGGGATATAAGGGATTTATCCAGCTTGCTATCCGAAGTGGACAGTATAAGACTATCAACACGTGTGAGGTGCGTGAAGGCGAGATAAAGAGAAATAAGTTTACAGGACACATCGAGTTTCTCGGAGAAAATCCAGAGGGCGAAGTAGTAGGCTACCTTGCTTACATAGAGCTAATGAACGGTTTCCAACAGTCGCTATATATGACAGTGGAGCAGGTAAAGGCTCACGCCAAGAAGTACTCGAAGAACTTTGATAAATACGGTACAGGACTTTGGAAGGAGGAGTTTGACCTTATGGCAAAGAAGACAGTGCTGAAACTTCTGCTCAATCGTTACGGTGTACTTTCTGTGGAAATGCAAAAAGCTATCGTCAATGACCAAGCGGACGGTGACGGCGACTATATTGATAACCCCAAAGGTAGCGGTCGTGCGGTGGTAGACGCTACGATATTAACGCAAGATGAGCCTGAGGCTGAGCCTGAACAAAAAGAGGCAGTAACCAGAAAACTAAACTTCAACGAAATATGAAAACGCACTATTTCACTTTGGGACAGCGACACACTCACAGTTACAATGGACATACTTTGGATAAAGATTGCCTAATTAAGATAACGGCAGAAAGTCCCAGAGATGTGATGGTAGAGTACTTTGGTAACATTTGGGGCTTTGAATACGATGAAATTCCTGATGTACAATTTTTTCCAAGAGGAATTTACAACTTAACAGAAAACAAATGGGAAAGGTAA